CGTGTCAAGAAAGCAACACGACCACACATACTCAAGCTAGACGCACACTGCACTATCGGTCCTCGGTTCGATGAAATTATGGTTAGGGAGTTAGGGTATAAAGAGGTGCTTATGCCGCTCTTGTTTCCACTAGACGGAGAACAGTGGACGATCAACCACCACAATCCGATGAGTAGCTACGTGTTTGATACACGGCTTGTCATGCACTTCGGGGACCATGATAAAAAGGCAGAGAGGAACGAAAGCATGTGTGTGCAGGGGAGCTGTTTCATGATGGAAACAAAGAACTGGTTTGACTGGAACGTGTGCGACGAATCACTGGGACCGTGGGGTCATCAAGGCGCAGAAGTGGGGATAGCGGTATGGAAAAATGGTGGGAAGTGTGTGACTACTCACAAAACGTACTACGGGCATGTATTCAGACACCTTGATTCCGAGTTTCCTTACGAGAGAGATCACAAGCAGATAGACGAAACACACAAAGCGGTACAAAAACTGAAGACGAAGGAAATAGTCAGTCTTGTGGAGAAGTTTCATTTTCCGTGTGATTGGCAGCACGAGGATGTGATACAATTACGGTAGTTATTAGTTTAGAGGTTTTGGTACGTTGGGAGGGTGGGCCTCACACCGGAACAAAACAACAATGCAACAATCAATACAGCAGGTGGTCCGGGAGGCAGAAGACAACTATCTTCACGGGAGCGTTCAGATGTCAGAATATGTAGAGTTTGACCTTCACGATACAATCGAAAAGATCGATGCTTACTTGAATAGTAGGCATATTAGCGGTAGTCAAGATTCTTTGGGTCGAGACAAGCCGTTTTTTAATATCTGTACCGCAGCAGCAAACATCTGGTACAGGGCTACAGACATAGATCGCAAAGACATCCGCATCATGCCGGATTGTCAGGACAACACAGCGCTTGCCTTCATAGCGACGATACTCTTGCAACAGTGGATGAAGGACGCACGCTTTGGTGTGTTTCTCAATGAATGGGGACGCACACTCGCCCGCTATGGTTCGGCGGTTACTAAGTTCGTGGAACGAGACGGGGAACTCGTAGCAGAAGTAGTCCCGTGGAATAGGTTGATTGTAGACCCGATTGACTTTGACGCGTTGCCTAGAATTGAGAAGGTATGGAAGACCGCGGAGCAACTTCGACAGATGGAGCACTACGATAGAGAGGTCGTGGATGCCCTCATCGACGCACGAACAGCCCGAGAGACACTAGATGGAAAGCAGCAGGACAATCAGAGTAAGTTTATCGAGGTATACGAGGTACACGGCATGTTGCCAGCGTCACTCCTTACTGATGAACACGTAGATGACGAATCAGACGAAGTATATACCCAGCAAATGCACGTAGTAGCCTTCGTACAAGGGAAGGGAGACGAGTTTGAGGACTTTACCCTCTACCGAGGACGAGAGGCAAAAGACCCATACATGATTACCCACCTCATTAAAGAGGACGGACGAACTCTATCAATTGGAGCAGTAGAACACCTATTCGAGGCACAGTGGATGGTTAACCACAGCCAGAAGAACATCAAGGACACACTAGACCTTGCATCGAAGCTCATCTTCCAAACCTCAGACGGTGCATACGTTGGAAGAAACGTCCTCACCGCTATTGAAACAGGACAGGTGATGGTTCACAAACCAAACGAACCACTGACACGTATGGCAAACGATAAGCCGGACATCTCAGCACTCCAGAACTTTGCCGTTCAGTGGCAGAACCTTGCCCAAGAGATCACATCAACACCAGACGCAATGACAGGAACAACGATGCCGTCCGGCACACCGTATTCACTCGGTGCATTCCTAGGAGCACAGGCAAACAGCCTCTTTGAACTCATGACAGAGAACAAAGGACTTTCTCTCGAGGAGATGATGCGGATACACATCCTCCCCAACCTTATGAAGAAAATGGACACGAAGGATGAGGTGGTTGCACTTCTTGATGAACGAGGAATCACAGAGATCGACAGCATGTACGTACCACGGGAGGCAATTAGGCGGTACAACAAGGAAGCCAAGCGGGCACTTATTGACGGACAGATTCCACCAGAGTTTGACCAAGTACAAATGCAGGGACAGGTGCAGCAAGAACTTGGGAAGATGGGCAACATGCGTCCATTCAAACCATCTGACATTAAAAACAAGACATGGAAGGAGGCACTTAAAGGCTTTGAGATGAGGGCAACGGTAGAGGTAACGAACGAAAATACAGACAAACAGGCCGTCCTCGCAACCCTCTCAAGCGTCCTACAGACAATCGCTGCAAACCCAATGGTACTGCAAGACCCGAACGCGAAAATGGTATTCAGTCAGATACTTACCGAGACGGGCAAGATCAGTCCGATCCAGTTATCCACAGCACAGACCTCTCAACCTCAACAGTTGGGAGCTGGCAATTTACAAGCTTTAACAGAAGATCAAAATGGAACAACAGCAACCGGCACGGCTTAGTGACATCGTTAGTTACGAGCCAGACAAGTATCTATCTGACGATGAGATTAAGCTCATCAAGGACACGTTCAAGGGCAACACAAAGCTCTTCAAAGTGCTCAGAAAGGTACTAATGCCAACGATTTCTGACCCTGACCTACCTATTGAGGAGTTTGGGAAAGACCTCTTCCTTGTTGGACGTGAATACGCACAAATCCCAGCAGCGGAGATGAAACAAGTAGTCCTCGCTCGAGAGGAAGCTGTGAAGTTTATTTGTGGTGGGTTGATTTCCCTAAAGCAGATTTCTTCAATGCAAGAAGAGAGTCCATACGCAAAAGAGGCACGACAAAAGAAAGACTCCTCTAAATAGTGTGGTACAATATATTTACTAGAGTAATCCATCTCCAAAAATGGAAGATATAAACACGGACGTAGTGGATGTCCCTGAAACTCCACAAGCACCAGAGGAAGTGCCTGAAACTACTCAAGAGTCAGAAGTTAGCCCAGAAGAACTCCGGCAACAGCTAGAGGAATCAGAAAAGAAACGGGCGCAACTTTACGAACGACTCAAAAAGGCAGAGACTCAGCCAAAGGTAGAGGATCAGCCAGCAGCACCTACGCAACTAGGCCCGAAAGATTACTTAGCCCTTCAACAGGCAGCAATCACGCCGGATGACTTTGACGAAGTTCAAGAGTATGCCAACTACCGCAAGGTACCAGTGCACGAAGCTCTAAAGGACACGACATTAAAGACAATTTTGGCGAATAAGGCAGAGGAGCGAAAGACTGCGCAAGCTACGCAGACTAAGTCACCGAGAGGTGTCAAGCCGAACACAGGAGAGGACCTACTGCGGAGGGCAGAAGAGGGTCAAGAGCTAAAAAGTGAGGCTGACATTGACAAACTCGTAAAAGCACGTTTTGAACGTCGCAAGGCACAGTCTAAATAGCTTTAGGGTGGGAATATAAGCAGAATTTCCCATTACAATGGCTAATACATTAAGCACACACACTCTACGACAGAAGTACCTACGCAGCACTCTTCAGGAGTCTCTACGTAACGCGCTCGTCGCTGAGGCTGTTTGTCGTGTGGATCGCTCAGAGCAGAAGACTATTGAGAACCCATACATCACACAGCAAACCGCAGCAATTCAGACAGTTGCAGGAACATACTCTGTTTCAGCAATGACCACTACTGACGACACCCTCACCGTTGCAGATGAGGTTATCTTCGGTACACACGTATTCGACTTTGAAAAACTTACATCGAACTTCAACCTTATGGCTGACTTCTTCGATGACCTAACCTACTCAGTAGCGTTCGGTGTAGATAAGTTTGTAGTTAATGCACTCTGTGAAGACGGAACTGGTACTTACACCACCCCAGCAGGTGGCTTCACAACTGCTGCAAACATCCCAGTTATCATGTCAAACCTTCTTTCAAAGGTTGCAGGATACCAGGGTCCACAGAACGGTCTCTTCCTCATCATTGAGAACACTGACCTTGTTGGATTTGCACAGGCACAGGTAGCATCAGGGTTCGCTTACGCAGACGCAGCACTTAACAACGGATTCATCACCAACTACATGGGTGTTGATATTTACGTTATCCGAAGTGGTACGTTTGTTGACGCAACTCTCGGCAGCAAGACCGTAACGAACGACGGACACCGAGTATTCGGCGTCAAGAACGTAGCGACATACGCTTCACCACGAGGCATCCGCTACGAAGAGAAGGGTGTAGCAGGCAAGACTGGTATGGAAATCGCAGTTGTATCCCTCGTTGGATTCAAACTGTGGACTCCACACGCAGGTCTCGTTGTAGACATTACTCTCGCGTAGTTACTAGCAGCTCTTGTGAGCTGCTTTGGGAAGCGAGTCCCACCCCTCGCTCCCTACAACAGTTCACAAGAGAACAAAAATCTATGGCTAACACAAAGAAAACAGCAAAGAAAGCTCCCAAGAAAGTTTCTCCAACCGAGAAGCTTCTTGCTGAGCAGAAAAAGACTGATATAGCCAACGCAGAACGTCACGAGGAGATGGTTAAAGAGGAGGCGGCAAAAGTGGAAGCCACAAAGGCCGCAGCAGAAAACCAAGCACCCGTCGTGACACAGCCAGAATCCGTTACTTCTTCAGCACGAGAGGAGGCATGGAAGAAGCACCTCGCAGAATACGAGAAGCTTAATCCAGTGAAATACGCAGCCAAGAAGGCTAACGGTGAATTTGATGAAATCCCCGCAAGTTTTGTAGGTACAAATCAAATGGTTATTTCAGGCTAGTTATCAGTAATTCATTAAGACAATGAATCTAAACACATCAATCGCAGTTGTTCTCGCAGCAGTTATACTCGCTGTAGGGCTTTCTATGTCAGGAGGGGACACAAACGTCACTGACGGTCAGGGAGGTGTTGGTGTACCGGGCATTGCTATGTACCCACAGGTGTCTCTTAACAACACCATTACATGGGCACCTGTAGCAACTACCTCGGCATACACACTTTCTCATGCAGAATCAGGATCAACAGTCCTCCTTTCAGCATCAGGAACCAGTATCACACTTCCAGCAGCTCGTGACGAAGTAAGCTACAAGTTCGTCGTAAATGGCGCACTTGACTCAGCTAACGTTGTTATTGCCTCAGCAGAGGGTGACAACATCGAAGGAACACTGATTGTTGCCGGGGCAGTCGTTGACTGTGCAGCAGAAGACCAGATCAACTTTGTTACCGACGGAGAAAATGTAGGTGACTATGTTGAACTATATTCTGATGGGACCAGTTGGCTTATCGGAGACAGTGGTGTCCTCACCTCTGCAAAGATGACCTGCACCGACCCGTCATAATTACCAGCCCACTAACTGTGGGCTAGGCGGGGGACAGAAGACTGAACATGCACAACCCCTTTAAGCACCCACGCTTCTAGCTCCCCCCTAGCCCACATATCAATCAATCATGGCACGATCACGAGCAGCAGTACGCGCACATTCAAGAATACACAC